AGTTTACTACTCGTAAGCTAGTCGGTCATCGTCAAGCTGGCCCAAGACAAGATCGTCAAGGATAAAGATTGCAAAGTCAAGGCGTTCTAGGGCAAAGCTAATGTTTTTGCTACCTGGGTTCCAGTCGTGGTTGATACCAATGATTCGGCAATACTGCTCAATGGCTGGCGGAATGTCAGAAGGCTCAAACCTAACCAGCACAATGTCACCAATTTCTAGATCTAGCACTTTGTTTTGGTTTAGTGTGGTAATTGTGTCTAGAACAACAGTTACGGTTTCAAAACGGTATTGAGGTTCCTTATACTTAGCCAAAAAATAATCAGCCAAAAACTGCAACTGGTCAGGTTCTTGTATTAGCAATCCTGATTGACTTAATGTTCTAGGACCATAAAGTGCTTGTGAGTCAGCATCTTCTGCAAAAGCTTCTTCTGGAAAAATGTCTGCGTTTATTAGTGCTATACGGTTGTAAAGATTTTCTGATCCGTAGATAATGTTTACGTCAGCAAACTGAATACCTGTATAAGCGCCCTCAACAACCTCATCGCTAAATACGAGGTCAGGAATGTTAGGGATAGAGTTTCTTTCCCTAAAGCTAACTTTTCCGTCTTTAGATAGGAACAAAGTGCCAGATTCCGAGTTAGCAACTAACTGTAGGTACTGAAGCGCTGGTGTTCCCTCAGATATGTCAGTATCAAGCATTATTGAGTTACCCAAGTCAATGTCTCTTAAATCAGCTGGCCAATCAATTTCTGGCAAATCAAGAATAGCTGAAATTCTTTCGCCTGATAGTTGAGAAACAGGAGTAAATTCTTCAATGCCAGCACTAGTCAAAACAGACAAAGCGTCTGAAGAATCTATGCGGACAACAGATTGAACACCTGGCTCATACTGAATGTCAAAGTCATCAATAAAACCAACAAAAACAGGTAACTCGTTGCTTGTCACCCTCACAGAGCGTCTAGGGACAAGCTGACCAAAGTATGGCCCATTTTCGTAGAGTGGGTCAAATGTTCTATCCGAGTTGTCAACTGTTATAGAAACAACACCAGCGTCAATACGATCTAGGGCTTGCGATTTACCGCGGCGTATTTGAGCAGTGACAAGTCTGTTAGTAATGTCAAAGTATCGCTCGCCACCAAGGATAAACTCAGTATTATCTAAAACACCTTTTATTGGGTTATCCAATGTAAAAGCTAAAGGGTCTTTACTTCCAAGGTCTAGTCCAAGCTCAATTTTGACAACTGGTGCTGGCATTATGCGCCTTGCCAGACAGCGCCCGATGTACGCTCGTAGTCCTTAATTGCATCAACAATTGCTTTACCTATTGTTGCTCCAGAGCCAACTCCACCAGTAACTGTAATGTTGTATGTTGACTGTTGTGGTTGAGTGTCAAATAGGGAAGATACGCCCGTCTGAGCAATTTCACTAGCCAATGAACCAACCTGACCGAATCCTGCATTAATAGCGCTTAGAGCACCTGCTCCGCCCTGTACAAGGGCTGTAGCTATCCTTGCGCCTGCCATTGGGCCTGCTGTAATAATTTGTTGTAGCAAAGCTGGGTCAAGGCCCATAGTTGCCAACTGTTTAACATTGCTAGAAAACGACTTAAGTTTAATCAGCAACTTATCCATGTTTCTCATAATTGCGTTTGTAGATCCACCAAGTCCAGTAATGTCAAATGCACCTTGAATTGCATTTCTAATGTTTGCAAAAGTATTTTTAATTGAATCTAAAAAGCTTGTGTAGAGCTGGTTTTGTCTATCAAGCTCAGAGGCCTCTGCTTGGCGAATAGCCTCAGCCTGGGCTCGAGCTGCTTCTGCTGCTGCTGCTGCTGCGGATGCAGCCTCCTGAGCTATACGGTTAACCTCACCGTAAGTAGCGGCAAACTTAGAGTTTTCTCTTGCTACTGCTGCTGTTCTTGTTTTTCCGCTTTTTGTTAGGACAGTTGTAAGAACCTTTCCTGCGGTTTTTAGTGGTGCTTTTCCAGTCAGGATTTTATCAACTAAACCTTGTGAGAGTCCAGTACCAAGGAGCTTTGCTTGTTCAACTGCTTTCTTGCCTTCAAACTTAAGTGATTGCTGAAGCTCTTGAAAACCAGATAAAGCCGCTGCTGCTGCTGGGCTCCCGCTACCTGTTGTAGTAGAAGATGTCGTTGCTGAGGTGCTACTAGAGCCAGCGCCATTACTTGGTGTTACACCAGCTTGACGCATCATCCGGTTTAATTCGTTGGCTGCTTCTCCAGCTGAAATCCTGACACCCATAATTTGATCTTTAAGATTATTTAGCTTGGCTTCATCTGCTCTTTCAACAGATTGAATCATTCTCCTTGTTTCTTCACTGAGTATGAGTGTGCTGCTAGAAAGGTTGCCTAAAAGACCCTCGTACACTCTGTAAGGTGCAATAACCTGTTTGATTGGGTCATTCCTAAGCATTTCAGCATTTGTTTTGTAAACATTTGTTTCAAGCTTGTTTGCTGCATCTGCAACTAAGATAAATGCGGCGGCTAATGCACCAAAACCTATAATTGCCCAACCGAATGGAGTCATTGTTAAAGCAGCTGAAACTAATGCAATAGCAATTCGAACTCCCACTAACAAACCTGTAAGTTGAATTAAAACTCCAAAGTTTCTAGCTATAAAACCAAAAGCGTCATTTAAAGATTGAGTTAAAAAACCAAGTGTTTGACCAGTAGTTGTGCTTTTATTGGAAGCATCTTGTAACAAGGAATTAAAAGATTCAAATACTGGAATAGCATCAGATACGGCTTTTGCAAGAATTGGGCCTAGCTGATCTAGTAGTGGCTTTAGGGCTTGTACAAGTTCTCCAACGACAGGAAGTAATTGAGCACCAATAGACGCTTTCATGTTTTCAAATTGAGCCTGAAGTTTCTTTTGCTCTACGTACAAGTTTCCAGATTGGGCTGAAAAAGCTCCAAGAGCATCGGCTGCTCGCTGGTAAAGAAGCTCAATTCGAATTGTCTGTTCGGCATTACGCCTAGCAGCTCCCTCAAGTTTATGTAGACCCCTAGCAGCAAGCTCAGAATTAATTTCGTTTTGCTTCATAGCAACACCGAATTTTTCAATTGGGTCGTATTCGCCTCGGAACAAAGCCGTCATACCCAACAAAGCTTCTTGCACATCGTAACCATAAGTAGCCGCAAGGTCAATACCAAGGCTTACAAGTTTTTGTGTTTCAGTTACTACAAAATCCATGCTGAAACCAGACTGCTTTAAAACGGAGCCAAGGAATGTAGATGCTTTAGCTGCATCTTTTTGGCTTAGACCAAGTTGTTCAGCGTTCTTGGTAAACTGAACAATTTTTGGAGAAAATTCATCAAAGATAGTTCCAACCGAAAAAAGGTTTCTTTCTAGGTCACGTGCAGAGTCAATAGAGTCTTGTGTAAACCGAACAGCTTTTGTTGCAAGCCCAAATGAGGCAAGCGCCGCACCAACTTTGCCTAGTGTGCTTCCAAGACCACCAGCAGCACTACCAAAAGCTCCTAGCTGGCGTGTGGCGGAAGTAAGGCCGTCTCCTTTAAACGTGCTGATTACATTCAAGAACATGTTGCTCATCGAGTATTCCTATCAATCTTGGATTCTACTATTCGGACAGCTTTGAGAATTGCCTGCTCGGCTTCTTTAGTAACAGCTGGTTCAGCCTTGTCAAAGCCAGGGTAAACATTTCTAGACTTCTTGCGCTTGCTAGGTTTTGCAATACCGCCTAAATTACTTAACATCCTTTGAACTGCACTTGGAACAATTCGGTGAGTTCGACTAATTTCTTCCTTACCAAATTCTCTAATTCTGTAAATGCGAGTTACTCCTGCACCTCTGGCGTTTTTTGCAAGATCAGTAAAAACTGTTCCTGCCGAGCGAACTCTTAGACGAGCAATTCCTGTTTGATTTGGCTTGGGTCTATTAAAGGCTTCTAAAGAAACTAAATTGTACGCAGATCGCTTGACACCAGATACAGGGCTGCCTGTGTTGCCATAGTTTCGACCCCAACCAGTTCTACCACCATGTCTCATACCACTCATTGGACCAGCAGTGCCCAACTCTTTTAGTTCTTTAACAACAGACTCTTGAGCAGGTTTCATAATTGCCTTAAAGTCCTTTTTTAGCTGGGTAGCAGTTTCTTTATCAAGCCTATTTAGTTCTCTTGCAAAAATTTTCCAGTCGGTTGCATAAACTTTTAAGCCATTATTACGCCCTGTATAAAGCTTGAGTGCCATTTAGTCCGCCTATCTACCCTAAGTCTACAGAATAAAAAGAAAGCACCCCGAAGGGTGCTTCCTTATCGCTTAGGTGCTTGGTGCGTAGCTCGCCATACAAGATAGCGACCAATAGTCCAAAGCATCCTGTCATCAAGCTTCATAAGCTCCAGTGGACTAATGCCGGATTCAACAGCTAATGTGGCTAAATACCAATGAGCTGAGGATTCACCAAGCCCAACTATTTTTTTTGTTCGGTTGGACTGACCGACTCTACGGTGTCAACCCATTCCTCAAACTCTGAAGTAGTTGCTTTAGTGCGTGACTCGCTTGCCCAAGCTAGGAAAAGCAAGTGAGTGATCTTGATGTTGTTTTCAAGACTGGCTATAGAAATGTCAAACTTAGACTCAAGCTTTACCATGTCAGAAGGATTGCAAACAATGTCTTTTAGCTCATCTGGTTTAACAGTATAAGCAATTTGTAGGTTTAGTTTCATTCTCTTATCCTAGTTGGTTAGGCTGTAGCCCTGGTAACTTCACCAGATACAGGCCATGTAATTGATAGGGTAGCCAAGTCACCGATAGAACTACCAAATGGTTGATACTGGGTTACTAGAGCTGTAAATTGATACTCCGGATTGGTTGCTGAAATAGCGGTGCTAGTTGGGCTGACCTTGACTGCAACAGTTGAACCCATAAGGGGGAACAAGATTGCATCAACAGCACCAACGCCAAAGTCTTGGTGAAAGTCAAAAGATACTGATGCATCTTTTAGGCCACCGATTCTTGTGCGGTAAGTTGATCCGAATGCAGTAGTTTCTACTTCATCGGTTGTAATGTCAAGCGTCACAGAAGCAATTGAACTGCTTAGAACAGTTGTGCCAATTGTAA